GTCGTAAGATGGCAAGTATAGACCCTATAGTTTACAAGATAAAAAGCAAGAAGGACGCTAAGAAATACAATATATTTCAAAAGAGTTTCAATCCTCATAATTCAATACGAATAGCCCAACTAAAAAAGAAAGCCTTTGATGTGGAAGAGGTGGAAGGAGAAAATCCTTTAAAAGCTGTTTTAGAAAGACCTAACCCGTTTCAGACGTGGGATGAGTTCATATATGGCTACATGGTATATAAAAAGTTTACTGGTAGGTGCTATATCAAAGGAGTTAAAGTTGAGAACTCCACAAGAACAAAAGGTTATCAAGAACTTTATCTTTTGCCTTCACAATATATAGAAGCTGTATCAGGAGAAGGTAGTACTGTAATATCACATTATAGAGATTCAAGAGTACCTAACGAGGTTATCAAAACAGAAGACGTTTGTTTAATTAAGACATTTAGCCCTATTGATGGTGGTATGAATGGTACTTCTATTTTCAAATCCGCAAGCAAGCTATTAACAAAGTCAAGTGATGCTTTGGATGCTGAAACAGAGACAATGCAAAACAGGGGTGCTAAAAAAATAGTATTCCCGAACTTGTCACCTGACCAAATGGCATCTATCACAATGCCTACGGATAGCCAAGAAAGTGGAGCAAATGAGAAGTTAAGAAAAACAATAAAAGAAGCTGGGAATGGTGGTATAGCATTAAACTCTATACCTTTAGGTTCTATTGAATTAGGTTTAAGTCCTGTTGACTTGAATATATTACAGTCAAAGCAACACGATGAGAAAGCGTGGTGTAGTTTATTCCATGTTAGTTCAATGGTAGTATTAAACGACCACGAATCAGCCTCATACGACACGATGCAACAAAATATGGTACTAAGTGTGTCTAATGGAGTAATACCAGAATTAGAAGCATTGAAAAACGCTTTAAATAATTGGTTGGTGCCGTCTCATGACCCAAGTTTATATATCGACTTTGATTACACAGAATTTCCTGAAATGTACAAAGAGATTTTCGCAGTTGCTAAGGAGTTGAAAAATACAGAGGTGGTTACGGTAGACGAGATAAGAGCGGTTATTAAGTACGATAATTACGAAGGAGAAAATGGCGATAAGATATTAGTATCAGGCAACAAAAAGATATTAGACGATATACAGTTTGACCTTCCGCAAGTGGGAGGGGATAATATGAACCTATGACCCAACAAGAGAAAATATTAATAGGTAAAGCAACTCAAAAAGAGTTGAGCAAGGCAGAAAAGAAAGGTTATAAGCTTTTCTTTTTGGCGTTAAAAGACCATGCTAAAAAGGTTGTGCCTTATTTTAATATTTACGGCTCACAGATGACTTTATTTTCACTCAATGAGTTAGTGGAGCAAGAACCAATTTCAAAGGCTTACAAAGAACACTACGAAGCAACAATACAAAGAATGTTATCTGTTAACTTACGGATAATGATTAGAATGGTTGAAGGTAAGTATAAGAAGGATAGGGTAACCGACCAAATAAACATCGGATTTAGGGCAGAGGAGATAATAAAGCAAACAGCAGAAGAAGCAACAAAGATGGGATTGGCTGCCAATGTTAAAAACGTTACTGATTATACAAGGGAACTAATAAGAAAAGAGATTGAGCAAGGATTAGAAAAGAACCTCACAAAGGAACAGATAGCCCGAAACATCACAAAGGTAACGGACGGCACAATAGCCAAAATGAGGGCATTAAGAATAAGCAGAACAGAGACAACCCACGCTAATAGTAAAAGCACAGAGATACTTTCTAACGCTATACCCTTTGAACAAGTAAAGATTTGGATACCTCGCATTGATGGAAGGGAAAGACCCGAACATGGAGCAATGTTAAACAAAAAGCCTATATTAAAGAAAGAACCTTTTATAGTTGGTGGCGAAAGGTTAATGTACCCAGGCGATTCAAGTCTTGGAGCAAGTGCTTCTATGCTTGTGAATTGTAGATGCAGCCAGCATTACATACCAGTAGAGCCCGACTATGAAGAACAAGGGCAACAACCTTTATACTCCACGCCAAACGTTTTATCATACCTTAAAAACCTCCTCAAAGGAATCTTAAATATCAAGTGGTAAAAATATTTCTAAAATAATCTTAATAAAGTTTGCAAAATTAAAATGTATCTGTTACTTTTGTTCTGTCAATAAGGCAAAAACAATTAAACAATAAAGAAAATGAAAGCAATTAAACTAACAACAGAGCAGTATAATAGAAGTTTGCGTTCTGGATTAAATCATTTGTGGCTTTACAGAAGACAAGAAACAAGTCAACGTACACATAATAATTCTATATTTTTAGGAAGGACAGTTGGTGAGCCATTTGGTTGTTTAGTTATTGAATATAATAGTGATATTTCAGATAGTGACCTTGAAAAACTATTTGGGATTGGTACTTTTACAGATGGTGCGGTAAGCCCTGATGATAAACAAAATATGAGATGGGATTCTTTTTATATAAAAAATTAACACTATGAACCGCAAGACAAAAACAATCTTATTCCTAACCTTTTTAATCCTTGCATTAAATTGGTTAGAGGACTTAAACGTATTGACACGATGATAATAGTAGATTTTGATGGTATTCCGTATGTTGTCAAAGAAATAGTTAAGCAAAACTCCAAAGGAGCAGGAAGAAAAAACAAGTACAAAGAAAAGACTACTACAATAGCTTTTAGATGCCCTGAAAGTAAGAAGGAAGAAGTTACTAATATGATTAAAGATAAACTAAAAGAATGGGAGGTGTGAGCCTCCTTTTTGTTATGGAAAAAAGATATACAGTATTTCTGTTTCACATGAGGTATCCAGTTGGTGAAAGTTTTGATAATTTAGAAGAGTGTATTACTTATATTGATTCTATAATTACATTTGTTGACTTTAAAGAGATATATGACAACATTAAAGGTTGTGCAGTAAATTATAATGGTAAGCGTGTTTCGTCTAGTGATTGGAGGAGATAAAAAAAAGACCACCAACAAAGTTAGTAGCCTTTCTGATTATCAATTAAACTTAACTAAAATGAAATTATTTTCATGGCTTCTTTGGTAAGTAAGCCCAATGAGTTACGTAAGGCTCGTATTCAAACCCTACATCCATCATGTCATTAAATATATATCTACCTTTTGGATTGTATATAAATTCGTGTAATGTATTATTCTTTGATGTAAAAGCTAACACACAAATAAAAACCACACCTTCGGGTATTTTTGGCTTGTGCTTTGGGTATTCAAAAAACTGAACTTCTATTGTTTTCGAAAAAGATATTTCACAATCTTTTACATCTTTTCCAATTAACTCATCTCCAAGGTATATATTGAGTTTGTTTTTCATTTCTCTAAGTTATTAGCTTTAATTACTTGCTCTAACGTAACTGCACCAGCGTGTCCTTGCTTGTAAAAATCTCTTGTTTTCTTTAATGCTTGCTTACTCCATCCTTCCTTCATGTTGAAATAAGTTGCAACATCTTTCCAAGTCACAATGCTATGTTTCTCTATGGTCATATTTTATATACTATTGGTTACACAAGTACAAATATAGGTATTCGAAAATTTATATACAAATAACAAAGGTAATTTTAGAATAATTTTTAATTATAGGCACGCAAAAAGCATGAAAAGCAAAGGAATCAAGTCGGAAATATTGGATATATCGGGGCGTACAGTCGTTGCTTACGTTTCTAAGTTTGGTAATATAGACTTAGACGGAGATATGATTATGCAAGGTGCTTATAAGCGTTCTATCCAAGCAAGGGGAAAGAATGGTACTAACGAACTATTCCACCTTTCAAACCACCGACCTTCACCTGAATTTGTTTTGTCTAAACCTGACTTTGAAGAAGATTCTTTCGGGTTAAAAATGACCTCTACGATAGTTGACACTAACCACGGAAATGACATTATAAAATTGTACGAAGCAGGTTTAGTAAGCCAACACTCGGTAATGTTTAGTGTACCAAAGGGAAAGTGGGAAACAAAAAAATTAGAAGACGGTCAAGAATACACTACAATCTATGAAGCCAAACTTTATGAAGGTTCTACCGTTGTTTGGGGTGCTAATCCTGAAACGCCCACAATAGAGCTTAAATCGCTTTATAAAGAATTGTTCGATAATAGTATAGAGAAAGCATTTGAAACGCTTGGAAGGCTTACCAAGGCATTAAAAAAGGGAACTTTTACAGACGAAATGTTTCCTTTGTTGGAACTACAATTAAAGTACACAGAAGAATTTATACTTGAAGAAATAGAGACAATAAAAAGCACTCAAATCGTGAAAACACTTGAACCGCCAATAGTTGAAGTTTCTAAAAATGAACAAATAATCAAATTTTTACAAGAACTAAATAAAGATTTCAAATAATGGAAGAGTTAGAAAAACTAAAATCTGATTTGCTTGAAAAAGTAAAAGGGTTAGCCGATAAGGCAAAAGGAGATGCAACAAATGATGCTGATGCAAAGATTGAAGCTAAGGCATTAGAATTGATTGCAAGGATTGAAAAAGCAGAGGACAAGACTGAATTTAATTCATTCAAAGAAGGTATTGCTAAACAAGTAGATGCACTTGAATTGAAGTTGAAAGGTCAAGTGGATGCCAAACAAAAACAACTAGTAAGTGTAAAAGCTGCTATTTTTGACGCTATAAAAGAAAAAGCTGACGAAATATCCGCTATCGTAAAGGCTGATGGCAAACAAACAGAGCCGTTGTTTTTGAAAGCTGCTGTTACAATGGGTCTTGATACTACTATTGAAGCAGGAAGTACTTTTCAAACTATAACTTCTAATACTGGTATAGTATCGGCTATTAGACAGAGACAAGAGAAGTATCTTGCTAACGTTTCGGTAGGTTCGACTACTGGCAAGCACGCATTATGGATTGAAGAAGAGGACGCACAAGGTACGCCAATCTTTATTGGTGAAGGAGATGCTAAGACTCAATTGTCTGTTCTTTACAAGGAAAAAACAATGCCTGTCGGCAAGATTGCTGTCTATGGTAAAGTAACCACCGAGATGCTTGCTGATGCTGGTCAACTAGCTTCTTATATCCAGAATAACCTCTTGAAAAGGGTTGCTGTTGTAACGGAAAATCAGTTGTTGACTGGTGCTGGTACAGGTGACGACTTGAAGGGTTTGAAAACTTATGCTACCACATTTAGTGCAGGAGCTTTGGCTGGGGTTGTGGACAATGCAAATGAGTTTGATGTATTGAACGCAATGGCATTACAAGTTGAGGTTGCAAATGGTATTCCTATCGCTGTTTTTGTACACCCAAGTACAATTGCGAAAATGAAAACATTGAAGTCCTCTACTAACGAGCCTTTGTATAAGCAATATACTGATTTTACAGGAGAAATGACCATTTATGGCATGAAAGTAATTTCAACGACTGCTGTTACTGCGGGTGAATTTATTGGAGGGGATACTTCGGTAGCTAACGTATTGTTTAGAGAGGGCTTGTCTATTCAAGTGGGTATGGACGGCAACGACTTTACTAACAACAAGAAGACTATCTTGGTTGAGCAGAGACTTGTACAGTTCGTAAGTGCTAACGACACTCCAGTATTGGTTAAAGGCGTATTCTCTACTGCAAAAGCTGCTTTAGAAACTGCATAAAAAAACAAGGGAGGGTTTCGGCTCTCCCTTTAAATATCAAAACAATGTACGAAGTAACAAAAGAATTTAACGAATATAAAGTAGGTGATGGTGTATCTTTTAAAGATAGTATTGCCAAAGATTTAATAAAAGAAGGCTATATAAAGACACAAACACAAGATATTAAAGCGGAAAAGGTGATTACCAAAGAACGCAAATTTAAAAAATGATAAGGACAATATTAAATAGTGTATCAATAAACGAAACAGGAATAGAACCTGTGACAGTAAGTAAGGCCAAGACTTATCTTGGTATTGCAAGTACTATACATGATACATTGTTAAATGACCTTATTGTTGCAGCAAGGAAAGACTTTGAAAAAGAATCGGAAATGAAAGTCATAGATAGTACCGTGACAGCTTATTTTGATTCAATTAGTGAATATACTTATCTACCTTATTATCCCGTATCTACGGTAACTTCTATTAAGGATGAAGACGACACGGATTTAACTTATACTTTAACAAAAGGAGATAATCCTAAATTAAAGATAACTAGGGATGCGGAGGTAGTTGTAGTTTATGAAGTCGAAGCTAATGTAACAGAGGATATAGAATTAGCTATCATTAAGAAGGTTGCGGAGGACTTTGAATACAGGACAGGTATAATGACTAATCCAATTAATGTTTTACCTAACAATTGGAAGGCAACGGCTTTAAATTATAGAAGGACATGGCTGATGTAGTTTTGAATTTTAGTGAATTGAGAGACCAAATCTCTTTTTATAATAACACACCAACAAGCGATGGTTCTGGAGGTTATAGTTCAACAAGTGTAAAGTCTTTTGATTTATTGGCTAAGATAAAACCTAACGGAAGGGCAAAATTTGACGGAAACGGTATTCAAATATTTCAAGAGGTTTTTGATGTTTGGGTAAGAAGAGAAGAAGGCTTTATTCCAACAGAGTTAATGACAGTTCAATATGGAGGTAGGAATTTTAGAATTAACTTCATTGAGGATATGGAAAATAGAGGCAAAGTTTTAAAAATTAGAATAGCAACAAAATGATAGTTATAGCAAAGCAAAATATTGATTCCTTTAAATACGGAATAGTATTAGAAGGTGTAGAATTAGAGGTTGAGGACAAAGTTGGTGAAACGTGGCTAAAACAAGGCGTAGCTTATGGCAAAAGTAACGGTAAAGGGGCTGGAAGCGTTGAAGGCGAAGCTAAGGAACGTAAACCAAAAAGCAACACGTAAAACACAGTTTGCGGTTGTTTCAAGTACCCAACAGATAGTTTTAAAAGCTCAAACGATTGTGCCAGTTAAGTTAGGCAAACTAAAACAATCAATAAAAGCAGAATATAAAAATAACGGATTACAGAGTGAAGTTTCAGCGACAGAAAAATATGCACCTTATATTGAATTTGGAACAGGACAATTTGTTAAAGTTCCGAAAGGTTTTGAGAAAATGGCAATGAGTTTTTATGTTAATGGAAAAGGCAGAATGAAACCAAAACCTTTTTTAATACCAAGCTGGGCAAGTGAAGTTCCAATATTTAAAAAGAAGTTAGAAAAGATAATAAAGGAGTTAAAACTATGAAGTGGGCAGGATACGAACTTAGAAAGGCATACTACGACACGATAGGTAATAATATTACTGTATCTGGTACGCCTGTAAAAGTTTATGACACGGAAGCTCCGATAGGTTCTGTAAGACCTTTTATAATTTTAGGAAATTACGTTCAAGTTGACGACCTAAATACTAAGGATGGTTTTGGTGGTACAGCAACGTTTAATATAGAAGTAAATACAGAAGTTGTTGCACCGTTTGGAGGTAGAAAACAAGCAGACGAGATAATGAATAGTATATTAGGTTTAGTACACCCCAACACAGGAACAATAAACCTAACTTCTACAAATTTCAACTTTGTAAGTGTAGAGTTAACTGGTTCGTTTGATGGGTTTAATGATGGGGCCAGTGAAAGCAATTACAGGGTAGTTTCAATTTTACAACATAAATTTTTTGAGAAATAATTAATTAATAATACAATGGCAGCTCAAGGCAGATTTAATGCAAAAGACATGAAGGTGTACACTACCGCAAGTAGCACGGATACACTCATAGCACACGTAGATTCATGCGAGATTAACTTCTCTGCTGAAACTATTGACATTACGACAAAAGATTCAAACGGATGGAAGGAGATAATTCACGGATTAAAAAGTGGTAGTGCTTCTATAAGTGGCAAAACGGATTTTAGTTCCTCTAACCAAGTAGGTGCTTTAACAACAGCATTTACGGCAGGAACGGCTCTTACTTTCAAATTCAAAACAGCTAATGTTGGGGATACTACTTATTCTTGGACAGGTTACATTACTTCTTTGCCTTTAATGTTTGGTAATAACGAAGCAGCAACTTTTAGCTGTGACGTAGAGTTCTCAGGTTCACCAACAATAGCAACTTTATCAGCATAATATGAAGGGTTTAGTAGAGTTTAAAAACGAAGAAGGAGAAGTAAAGTTAACGTGCCTATTTGGCATGATGGCAATTTTAGATTTTTGCGAGTTAAAAGGTATTTCCTTTACCGACTTCGAAAAAGCAATGGGTGACGATTCGGACTTGGTTTCAAAAATGAGAAACTTTATGTCAATCATTTATTGTGCAGCAAAGAATTATGCTGTTTACAAGAAAGAACCCTTTGACCTAACCGAAAAACAAGTTTCTTTGGAGGTTGATGTTAACGGATTATTAAACGAGGAAAATATTAAGAATATGACCGAGGCACTTTATAGTGGGTTCGGTAAAGTTGAAAAAAAAACACAAGCGTAGGTAAAAGTGTAAGTCAAGGCGTATATGATATACTACTTTATTGTTATGGAGAACTCGAACTAAGGGAAAGGGATATTATCGAACTTACTTTATTCGAGTTTTTTATGCTTTCAGAGGGGTTTAAAAGACGTGAAGAAAGAAAATGGCTACACACAAGAGAGATAATGACGATAATAAACAACACGTCATTCGGTGGCAAACAAACAACACCAGAAAAAATAAAGCCTTTAGAATTGGATAAATTCATGGAGCAAGACGAGAGTAGAAGTATAGCACTATTTGAACAATTAGTTAAAAAGTAATGGCAGCATCGGATTTACAAGTAGGGATAGGGGTTGATTTGAGTGAATTGACTAATGGCTTAAAAAAGGTATCAAGTCAATTGGAATCTTTTTCTAAAAACACTGCTAATGATGCAAAACAAGTAGGAGATTCATGGACTAATAATCTTGGTGGCATTGTTAAAGGATTTATATCGCTTGAATTAGCTTCAAGAGGATTAAGTGCTATTAAGAATGTATTCTTATTAGAAGAGCGTTTTAATGCCCTTAAAATGCCTTTAAGAAATGTAACAGAAGCTACTGGGGATTATGGGGTTGCTTTATCTTTTATAACTAAACTTGCAGACCAAACAGGGCAAGACTTATTTGTATTAGGTGATTCATATAAGGGGCTGTATGCTTCCGCAAAACAAGCAGGGATAGCAACAACTGAAATTCATAATATATTTGGTGCAATTGTTCGTTCTGGTTCTGCTTTAAAATTAAGTAATGAGCAGGTTGCTTTATCATTAAAGGCGGTAGAGCAGATGATGAACAAAGGCACAATTTCAAGCGAAGAATTAAAAGGTCAATTAGGAGAGCAATTACCAGGGGCTTATGCTATTATGGCAAAAGCTGCAAAAGATGCAGGACTTTCTGTTAGTGGCTCAACACAAGAACTTGGGAAGTTGTTAGACGAAGGTAAAGTTGCATCTGCGGAAGTATTACCGTTCTTTGCAAAAAGGATGGAAGAGGCTTTTGGTAAAAATGCAGATGCCAATATAAATACCATAAGTGGTTCAGCTAATAGGCTAAATAATGAACTTGCACAATTAGTGAGTGCTTTAGATGAGTCTAAGGTTACTTCATTTTGGGCTTCTATTCAAAATGGTATAGCTGATGTAATGAAAGACTTAACTTTCATGGTAAAATCTGGGTCTTTTAGGGATTTTTTGTCTTATATGACAGGACAAGGCGGTACAACCACTGGTATGCGATTAGCACAAGAATCTACAGACGCTAGTTTTGCTTCTAAAAATCCAAAAGACCAAGCTAAAATATATCGTGAATTAAATTTACAATTACAAGAAAACGTAAAGAATAGTCGTGATTTAATAAAGGCAGGAATAACACCTAACACAGAGGCTTTGAGTAAACTTGCAGACCAAGTCAAAAGGTATAAAGGCTTAATGAGCGGAACAGGTTCTGGTGGTGGAGGTAAAACACCACCTTTAGTTTCTAAGGGTGAAATAAAAGCAGTTCAAGATTATTCTTTTGAAATGTCTTTATTGGCAATAGAGATAAAAGCAGGTACAGAGAGGTTAAATAGATTTTACGAGTCTGTAAAACTTGCAGATATGCGAAAGTTGAAATTTACCCCCCAAGCAATGTCTTTCACTATGTCACGTTCGGAGGATATGGCAAAAGGTGACAAGGATTTAATCAATAAATTGTTTGGCAGTGATTTAGAAGCATCTACGCAAAGATTAAAAGATAGATTAGAATCAATAAAGAGTGGAATTAAGCCAAGCATAACTGCTTTCACTACTGATTTGGGTAAGTGGATTTCAAAGAACTTTGAGGTATTAAAATCGATAACTTCGGAGGTAGTAGGCGGATTAGCTGATATATTTGCAACTGGATTAGGCAATATGTTCAATCAAGATGTTAAGTTTGACCCTAAAAGAATGATAGGGCAGGTTTTAGAGTCTGTTGGTGCTATGTTAATAGGGATTGCTACGCCTCTAGTCGCAGCCTTGGCATTGGGTAATGCTGCAACACTTGGAGGCATGAGTGTGCAATGGGGTGCTGCTCTAGGTATGTTGGGTGCAGGTATTGCAATGAAAGGGGGAGGTATGGCAATGTCGTCATCAAGCGAAAACGCTGGTTCTTATACAACTGGTGCAAGAAGTATAAGCCCTTATAATCAAAATGGATACGGCTCAATGCAAACGGTAGAAGTAAGGTTTGCAAATGGTGCATTAAGTGGTTATATCAATAATAGAAATAAAAAATACAATGGCTAAACAGTTCACTATCCCTTTTAAATCATTTTATAATACTGATTGCACTATTGATATTTATGTAGATGGATATTCTGGTGCAGTAGAAGAATTAAAGGCAGGAATTATGCCCTTTGTAGTTGAAAATAGCAGAAGTTCTGTTATTAGTGGTGCAAATGGTTTAGTAGAGACGTTTTTTAAAATAAATGCAATAAGTTCTACTGACTTAAACAATACCGCATTACAATCAGAAGAGTACGGAGATATTTGGTTTGAATACAAGGAGGGTGAAACCTTGAAGTATAAAGGAGTCGTAAGCCCATTCGAGACAGGTTCGCCTTACGAGGGTGATGGATATTACACTTTAGGAATAGGTGCAGAGATAGGTTTAAATGAATTAAAAAGCAAAGAGTTAAGGAATACAGACGGAAGCATATTAGAAGGTCGTATAAAAATTATTGATGTAATTTCATTAGCGTTAAAATCATTAACATTACCTAATGAATTTAATATAAAGTCTTTTATAAGTATTCAAACATTTACAGGAAGTACAGAGGTAGGTGCAGATATAGATTTCTTTAGTCGATACGTAGATGCTGAAACTTTTAAAATAGGACTTAATGAATGGATGAATTGTTACGAAGCGTTAGAGACCGTTTTATCTGGCAAATTTGACCTTTATTTTGATAATGAAAATTGGGTTTTGGATTATCCTTTAAACTCTCTAGCTACTACTAGGAATGTTACGGTATATGATAGCAATGGAGCTTATATTTCAAGGACAAATTCAATCATAGCAAAACCAGAAGTAGATAACACAAAAGTAAAAAGAGGGGGGAATGAAGGTAGGTTGTTTTCTAAGAAAAATATAAAGATAGACCATAAAATAAATTCAATTGTAAATAAGATAACGAATCCAAACTTCGAGTTTGATGGGTTCGATATATTGAATTGGACAAGCACCGTTGGAAGCTTAGAACTTGGTGGTTACGGAACACAATCAGAACCTTTTTATGCTAAAATTGGTGGTAGTGTTTATTCAAAAACTACGCCAACAGATACCGAGTATATAGAATCTACTCCTTTTGATTGGTATCCAGTTGGGCGTTCTGACTTTGCGGATAGAGAACTTTCA